TTGGGTGTTGGACGTCATCTTGGCGTAGTCAGCCTTCTTGGCTTCGGTGTGGTACAAGTTGTCGTACAAACGCCACCACTTTTGGAAGTGGCGGTCGATGCGTTGACCACCGATGGAGATTTCGATGTCCTTGACGGCGCGTTCCGCGGCGTAGATGGCCGACGCACCCTTGGTGGACGAGCTGAGGCCAGACTTCGCCTTCATTTCGAGGTACATGTCTTGGACCAAATCACCGTTACGGGCGATCGTCATGGACACGCGACCATTGTCAGCGGCGGTACCGTTAACGGTTTGCTCGATGACTTCGGACGCGAAGTTGCTGTGACGCTTGTAAACGGCTTGGAAGAAGGTAACCTTCGGGTTCGCAGTCAAGTAAATGTCTTGCGAACCGTACGCGACGAGTTGCATGAGACCACCGGCCATTGTGAGAGTTGTTTGTACTATACACTAAGAAAAAAATTTGGCCTGGAACATGCGGTAAAACGCGTAGTGTCTTTTCTCAGTCTAGGGTATATCATGAGTCAGCCTGAAGAAGAACCCGAAATCACCGAGTCCGAGTCCGAGTCCGAGTCTGAGCGCGAGGAGGACGAGCTCCTGGAGGACGACGACGACGTGGAGATGGACATGGACGACGACTTTGACATGGGCCCGGGTGGGTCTGAAGAAATCTTGGCGTCCACGTTGGCCACCCCAGAGGGCGACACCGTGTGCACGGCGCTCCTGCACATCGGCGATCAGTTGGAAATGCAAAATAAAATCCTCATCAAAATTTTGTCCAAACTCACTTAAAAATTCTCAGCATTATTTATTCAGACATGACCCATTACATAGAGAGGGAACCCGACACTGGGGCGTCAGAGATGGAACTACTGAGAAATCAGATAGTGACGCTCTCCAGTGAACAAATACTACGCATCCTTGGACTGATGGAAGAAAAATGGTACCTCAGCGGCGAAGACATCGCGAAAGACGTCATGCACAAGTGCGTTCGCCTGGGATACGACCAATTTTTCGATCCGTCCGAAAAAGTGGGTGGGTTCCCCACGAGTGTTAATATGAAAGTCATCGATGGGAAAAGGGAGAGGGAAATTAGAGTCTTGAAAAATATTGGGTCACGCGTGAAAGCCTTGGAGATGGTGGACTACGTGGAAGATGACAACGTCAACTTGGCTGTCGGAGAACGCGTGTGTCGCTTGATTAAGCAAGTGTCTGAAGGGTTTAAGAATGTTCGTCTGCATCTCAATACCATGCAACGCATAAAGAACCCACGGGAACAGCCCGACAAGATGAACGTCGACCCTGAATATTTCGACGCCACCCCGATGGACGAGACGCGTCTCGGGGAGATGACCCCGTTTCAACGAGCTATCGTCGCGTGTCTGGACGAAACCTACAAGAAACAGATGCGTCGCTACAAGGGGGAGTGTTACATTCAGCGCATTTCAGAGGGTGCCTATACGCGTTCGTGGAAAAAGGTGTGCGCCATTCCCGAGTTTGTCTATGAGTTTGCGGAAAAAGAGGTGAACTTCGACGTGTGGAAGGACATCACCTCGCGTGGGAACACGGCGAGGGAGGTCATTAATCACCTCTCGAATTGCATCGACTCTCAGTTTCCTGAAATCATCAAAGATAGACACGTGTGGAGTTTTAAAAATGGGGTCTTCATAGGGAAAGAGTGGCAGCCAAAGGAGGGAAAGTACTCGTGTCGATTTTACCCATACGAGAGTAAGGAATTCCGTTCTTTAGACCCGACCCTCGTCAGCAGTAAGTTTTTCGACCAGTTCTTTGATGATTACAACTACGTCGATGATTGGTGGGACATTCCAACCCCACACTTTCAAAGTATTTTCAATTATCAAAAGTTTGACGAAGACGTCTCTCGCTGGGCTTACGTCATGGGTGGTCGGCTCTGTTTCGACGTGGGTGAGCTCGATGGGTGGCAAATCATACCCTTCTTCAAGGGCATCGCGCGGTCGGGGAAGTCCACGGTCATCACCAAAGTTTTTCGTAAATTCTACGAGAGCAACGACGTGCGCACGCTTTCGAACAACATTGAGAAGAAGTTTGGTCTGTCGTCAATCTATGATTCATTCATGTTCATCGCTCCCGAGGTCAAGGGCGACCTCTCCCTTGAGCAGGCTGAGTTTCAATCGCTCGTGTCCGGTGAAGACGTGTCCATCGCGGTCAAGCACCAGAACGCAATCAGCATGCAATGGACCACCCCAGGGGTTTTGGGTGGTAACGAGGTGCCTTCGTGGAAGGACAATTCCGGTTCCGTGCTTCGTCGCATCTTGCCGTGGAACTTCAGACACCAAGTGCAGGATGCAGACCCGCACTTGGACGCGAAATTATGCGAAGAGTTACCTGTGATTCTGTTGAAGTGCGTGCGAGCCTATCTTGATTACGCGAGCCGGTATTCGGACAAGGACATTTGGAACGTCGTTCCCGAATATTTCAAGAGCGTCCAGAAGGAAGTTGCGAAGATGACGTCGACGATTCATCACTTCCTCGAAGACAGCAGCGTGCAGCTCGGTGAAAAGCTCTTCATCCCCCAGAGCGTGTTCTTGGCTGCGTTTAATCAACACTGCCAGATGAATAACCTCGGCAAGCCACGGTTCAACGAAGATAGCTACGCGGGTGCGTTTAGTCAGCGACACATCACGGTGACCACAGCCTCCCTCACGTACAGAGGGCGCATGTACAACAATCAGAAGTTCATCCATGGTTTAGACGTCATACAGGAAGAAGCCGTTTTTGAATAAAATATCTCATCGTATATTAATGAGTCAGGGCCCTCCACCGACACTCGCAGCGTTCCTACAAAAGGCAAACGTGAGAATCGAGAAAAGCGACAACAACAACATGGGTGAATTTGCACAATTTGTAAACAACAACAACAACAACTACGACGCGATTGTGGCAAACGACACGAACATCAAAACGAGTGACCTACGTTATACGAACTTTATCGCAGAAGTGGGACCCATCGCCCGTCCCGATGTTTTAAACTTTGTTCGTAAAACTAAACCATTACAAATCAATGGTAACTTTAACACGCGTGAAATTTCGGGGTATTACGGACAATTTCAAAAAGGTGTGACGCACACGAACTTGTATGGGTTCAAGGTGCATCAAAATTTAGACCCCGCGCAGTTGAAAAACCAAACGTGGACATTCATCGAATTTCGCGTCGCCGTCAAGGGGAAAAAGATGATCATCGCGCGCATGTACAAGGACAAAATGGTGATTCAAGGTGGGTGCGTCGATAACGACCCAGAAACGCCACTCAAGGTTGGTAGATACATCGTGAACAAGTACTTGGGTCAAAACAGCGCGGACCTCACCTTGAAATTTGCGTCGCTCGATGCGTCGTTTCAAGTCAACGGGACGATTCAACCCAGGGTGCTCAGTGAGGCGTTGACGAAAAATAGCATCGACCACACGTACGAGCAACAACTCAAGGCGTCTGACGTGCGTCAGATTAAGTACGAAGGCGAGGTCATCGACAGCGTCACTATCAATGGATTCATCACGCTTCATAAAAAGTCAGTGGCACAGATTAAACGTGCATACAAAGCAGCCTTAAAATTCGTCGAACGCCTGAAAACGCGTGGACTCATCACGCCGACGAATACGTTTGCACCGATTATGGAGAAAAATCTTGAACCAGCACCTACGAGGGTGCGAATCCCCCGCGTCAGAAAACTGACGAACACGTCAAACACGTTGTTGAACGATAAGATGTGTTCAAAGTATTCGCTCGACGAGTTGAAACAAATCTGCAAAGCCATGGGTATTTTCGCAAAGAAGACGTGGAAGAAGAAGGATATGTGTGAAGCTATTTTTCAAAAGAGTTCGAACGCGGCGCTCGAACGCGTGTTCAACAACAACAAGAAGAAGAACAACACGAACAATAAACTTTCGAAAAACCGGGGCATTGACAACGCGAGCATCAGAGGGATGATTACGAACGCGTACGGACCGGGATTCAAGACAGGGCGCAACGCCAACGCCGATTTGCGAGTCGTCAAGAATGGCATGAAGTCCATGAAGACAAACAAAAAGGGCGTGCCCTTCAAGGGTGAAGTGGTGAAGCTGGTGAAGGATGTGGTGAGAGAAAGAAAGTTACGAACATTCCTGAACACACACGACGCTAACATTCGACCTCTCATTCGACGCCGAATCAAGACTGTGACGAAAAAAGCCGTGGATGACGAGGCGAAGAAATTGAAGCAATTAAAGTTGACGAAGAACAATCTCAACATGTTGAAAAATAAAAACATTAAACCAAACGTAAACTTAAAAACATATACGAGACAACGGCGACTTGCACTCGACTACATCAGATTAGTCGTTCTGCGTCAGTCCGATAGAAACGCCGTGCGTCAGAGCATGAACGCGTGGTTCAGTGCGCAAAACAAAAGTCCGGATGACGACGCGTTGAAGCGCCGATTGGCCAGAACCATTCGCGAGTTGGTGGACCCCACGATGAATGTCGCGACTATGACAGGCCTGTATGCTCGACGTATGAAACGTTCTTAATCATCTCGGTGTGATAGCCAAAATCGTAGTCTGGGAAGGTTTCCTTGATGAGTGTGGAGAGTTCAAGGGCCGCGCCCACACTTTTCGTGTCGATGAACGCAGTCTCGAGTTCCGTGAACAATTTCGCGTCATCCCCCCTCTTTATCATTTCCTTGTACACCGCTTGTGATGGCGTGTTCGGTAGGGACTGCTTCTTCGCTGTCATGCCGAGGTAAATCACCAAAAGTGCCAACGCATAGAACAGCATTTATTGTAATGAAGACATTTTTTTCTCAGCCCATAGTACAAACAATGAAGACTCCGGAGACCGTGAAGAAGGCGATGCGTGCTATGGGCATGAAGGCTGGTGACAACGTGAACAAGGCTATCGCGAAAAATAACGCGATGTTGAAGAAGGAAAACGAGGCCATCAACAAGTTGAACAAGAAGGTGTACGAGAACAAGAAGAACGAAGTCGTCAAGGTGGCGAACATCATTAAGAAGTTTGAAAACATGAACTTGAAGAAGAACAATAAAATTAACACAAAAGCTTAAACAGGTCGTTGATTTTCCACAAAATATTGAAAAATTCCTCGTGGCACGCCACCTTTGCTGGGTCCACGATTTCTAATTCTATCTGGTAGTGATTTGGGTCCTCTGCGTCTTTATCCACCACATCACCACTCGATATCGTCATGTCAATGGACACGTTCTTTCGCACGAAACTTTGGCGATGCTTCGTGCGCTTGCGGTCCATCTCGTATTCACCCGACACAGGCATCTCCTTCGCGATGCTGAAGCGCACGTCGAGCGGTGCGGAAAACTCTTGAAAATCCTCGCGAATGAGGGTTTGCTTGTGTACCATCGTCTGTTCGCCCGTGGCGTCGTCCACGGAGAGTCGTATGCCCCCCGTGTCGTGATAGAACACATCACACGTGGACGTCTTGACCTGTTCCCACTCCTTGTACTCGCGAAGACCCTTTAAGATTCGGTCGAACGAATCTTTGCCGACGTTCGTATCAAAAAAAGTGCCGTTAAATTTTCCCAACCGAATCTCCACCTCAATGTTTTCTTCATCGTTGTGTCGTTCAAAAAGGGGTATGGTCTTGTCGACGATTTTTTGAATATTCATCTTTGTTTCATAGTATAAAAGAGTGTCGTCTTTAATAAACTATGCGTGGTTTACACAACGTGGGTAATACATGTTATTTCAACAGCTCCCTACAATGTTTGCTACAAATTCCACAATTATCAAACCATTTTATCCGTCATGGATACACTGGGTGTTGTGAATTCACGCGGGCATACGCCGACCTCGTCTCTCGTTTTTGGCGCGTCGAGGAGGAGCGACCACCCCTCGACGTGCACGCAATCCTGGACGTATTTCAACAACGATTTCCGCGATTCATCAAGGGTGCGCAACACGACGCACAAGAAGCGATTCTGTGCATCATAGACATTTTGGAACAATCCGTGCCCGAGGTGAAAACCCTGTTCTATGGGAAGAAGATGCAAGAGACCATCTACCCCGGTGGGAAGAAGACTCGCGAGGAAGATTTCAGCGTGCACCTGATATGTTCGAATAGTCACGATTTAGGGGCGATGTTTAAAGAAAGCGTGGAATGGAACACCCTCACGGACTACGTCGACGACGCGGGGAAGACGCACCACGTGGCGACCACGCGGAACGTGTTCACCGCCATGCCTCAGGTGTTCATGGTGAGTTTTGACAAGAAGAGTTTCATCACCGTGGCGGAATACATCGAAGTGGGTGAGTTGAAGTATCGCCTCCTCGCGGCTGCGGTACACGTGGGCATCCAGTGGGATGGACACTACGTCGCGTTCACGCGCCACAAAGACCAGTGGTACTATAAGAATGATGATGTCGTCGAAGCTGTGAATTTACCACGACAAGGGGGATTCTATGTTCTCGTCTACACGAAACAATAGACACACCGCGTCTGTTGAAACCCATTAAACGTGCTCGCCGCGGCGATGGTGTAGGCACCAAAGTTTTCGACGTACATCCACTCCCCGATGGCGAGGTCCGGGAGACGGCTGTTTTCAGAGATGACGTCGATGCTGTCACACGTGGGACCAAAAACCACCGAATCATACAACATGCCATCTCTTTCGTTGTATGGTTGTATGTTCGGCTTCGCGTGGTCAAAATACACGCAATTGAATGAACCATAGATGCCATCGTTGAGGTAATAAATGAACTTGTCCCCATTTTTCTTTTTCCCAATAATGTTCGTGACGAGCGTGTGCGAGGAACACACGAAATATCTCCCTGGTTCTGCGATTATTTTCACGTCCTCCTCCTCGTTGGAAAAGAAATCATCGATGCCCCGGTTTATTTCCTTTGCAATGTCTTGAAAATTCACACCATCGCTCGAGTCGAACCCTGGAAATCCACCACCAATGTCCACGAGGTTCATGGTGTACCCAACCTCTTTAGCGACGTCGAACGCATTTCGAACGTCTTTGAGCGCGGCGTAGTAGGTCTCGGCGTCGTTGCAATTGCTGCCCACGTGGAAAGAGATGCCAGTCACGCAGAGTTCGAGAATTTTCGCCGTTTGTAAAATGTTTTTA